GTCTTGCGGGTATAATCCGCCTGACGCTGATAACCGCTAATGGCTTCCTTGACGGGCACATCCAGTTCTTCCCCATCAATCTTGACCTTGACATACCTGTCGGCAATCTCATCAACATTAATATAGTCGTAACTGGGCGCAGTCTCAGTAGCCTGCCCAACTTCCGTTACTTCCGCTTGTCCCATCTCGGGGGCGGTCATCTCGGCATTTTCGGTATTCACTTGTCACCTCATAACTAGAGTCCAGAATGGTTGCTCTACCAATAGAGATGCCGTTCAAAAGTTTCTGCTAGAAACCACCCATAGGCATCGGCGGACCGCCCACGGGCGCACCGCCACCACCCAACATAGCCATCAACTCGGGCGGAATCCCGCCCTCAGGTGGGGCACCACCCATCATTTCGGGAGGCAAACCAGCAGGAACACCACCAGCCTCAGGCATCTCAGGACCAGCACCCTCAGGAGTTTCAGGCTGACCACCCTTAGGCTCATTCTTGTCCTCAATGATAAACGCCTCAGCGTTCTTCACATCAAATCCAGTCTGAAGCACATATGTAGCCAACTTGGACATATCCACAATACCAGCCTGAGCAAACGGTGCCACGGCAGACAGCATATCCAACGCCTTGCCACGGCGAGCAGACTCGTTGTTTGGCATCGTAGACCCACCAACAACCTCAAAATCAAAGTCGCCAGCAATATAGTCACGGTCATACTTCACCCAAACAGGCTGACCATTCTTGCCAATAATGCGAGCAGTCATTACCTGAGTCTGGAACTGCTGAGTCAACATCAACAGACGCTTAGCAACATCGGCAATCGCCAACTCAATCGTAGCCAACTTATCTGCTGTCCTCGCATTAGCGGCATCCTGAACAAGCCCAACCTCCGTGGCGGTGCGTCGGATTTCCGACACGCCACCACGCATGAACTCGCCAACACCACTAATGGTGTTAATGTCCTGCTCAATAAGCGATGACTGGTTATAGAACTCGGGCGGGTTAATCAGGGCAGGGAACGGGGTGACGACATCCCCAAGGGGATGGTCGCCAACCACAGGCACCATCACATTGTCCTCATCGGACTCCATAGCAGTGCGACCAGCAGTATCCAGAGCAGACTCACGGAATAGATACTTACGAGCATACCGCTTACGATGGTTCATCATCTGGGTACGAGTCTCATTCAGTTCACGCTGTAGTGGCTCAATAGCCTCAACATCACCAATGGGATAGAAAAAGTCTGGCACATCATAGTTGCGAATCATCACAAAAGGATGACCAAAAGCATATGGCATCTTCTGGGGCTTAATCAGGAAGGTGCTGGAACCGTCTGCGAACACGCTGACGGTGTTATTTCTCAGGTCATAAAACTCGTAGATATCACAGTAACCTTCGTTGGTATCGTGAATCTTGCGGAACTGAGGTTCGTCCTCACTGTAGCGTGAGAACGAAACAGCCTTGATTTCTTCCCGTCCAGTCTTGGAGTAACGCTTGTCAGTCTTTGCGTCACGGATTGGGCGACGGATACGGTGCGCAATCCACTTGATGTCATCCATGCTAGTGCCATCGGGGTCAACGAACACATCAAATGGGGACACACGCTCTACGAACGGTGCGTCCTCCAAAACATTATAGTTCGTGGACATAACATTCTCAGGCACATTCGGGTCAGAAACATCCTCATCCTCACCGATGCGTTCTTCCTCAACATACCTGTAGCCAACCTTAAGCCAGCCATGCCCAAATAGAATAAAGTCCTTAACAGAGCGACGGAACTGTTCCTTGATTTTCTTATGCTTCCACCAATAGTTAACAACAGCCTCAGCAATAACAGCATTAGGAGCGTTCTCTGGGCTTACAGCAGAAACAGTAATCTTAGGAAAGTTAACCGAAATACTAGGCGAGATAACATTGACAGTGGAGAACACCATGTTGATGAGCACACGGTCCTCATCGGTGAAATACTCGTAGTGTCGTCCACGATAAAGGTCATTTAGACGCTTCCAAGTTTCGTCGTATGCTTCGTCTTTACGCCAACGCTTAGAAAGAATAATCTTATTCAGATAGCGTGATAGTAAATCACTATTAGAGGGACGAGCCATCTTCAGCCTTCCATGCTTGGGCAACACGAGCAAGCCAGTTCCACACAGCAATAACACCTGCTATTCCAGCCGCCTTGAAAAACGACACATTCAGCAAGGAGGCACTGATAGGTGCCGCCGTCGCTCCTGCCACAAAGGTGGCAACTCCACGCTTGAACGCTTCTTTGTAAGTCATCATTTGTTATCCTTATGTGAGTGCCAGTCAATATGACCGTCAAGACGGTCATCCAACTTATCTACCTTAACTTCTATACGCTCCAACACTTTCATGTTGGCACCATGTTGTTCGGTGTTCCGTTTGTCAAACTTTGCCAGAAACCACATCAGTGGTCCGCCAATAGTGGCTACGACAATAGGAACCCACCACATAGATTACACCCAACGACTTCCGACAGGCTCGGCATTAATGCCAGCCGCTTTCGCCTGAGCAACCTGCTGGTCCTGACGCTCCTTGATGGTCGGACCGTGGAAATCCTCCTGCCCGTGGCGGAATCCCAGACGGATTCCCTTGATATGGCATCCAAAACAAATCTTGCCACGACGAGGAATAACATCCACGACCTCGGCTTTTCCACATTCTTCGCACAAAAACATTCCCATACTAAATAAGTTGGCGTTCAAATCTACAGTTATCGTGAGATTCCAGACCCATGACGAACATTATACGCCCCAATAGGCTGTTTACTGGGAGTATTATCCGACATTAAGAACTGTTCCCACCACGCCATAGAGTTTCTGGGGATAACCTCACCCATGTAATACTCAGGCAACCACACATACTTCAGCATCTGATTCGCAATAGCCAACGAAATCACACGGTCGTCATGCGGAGAACCCGACATCCGACCATTCTCCTTGCGGACAAAAGTCCGCAACTCGCCAATCGTATACTCGCAACAGATATCCAAGTCCTCATTACGGATAGCCGCAGACAACTCGTCAATCATCAAAGGCTTAGACGAACTAGTGGTGCGCCAACCTAGAATCTCCGTAGGGGCAGGACGAGCATGCGCCAGCCTGCGCTGGCGGTAAATATTCTTATAGCCATACCTTTGTAGTGCCTTAAGGGTCGTCAGACCGTGGTTGTTGTTCTCAATGCCAACCAGCGCAGAGTTATACATCCATCCTAGTTCAGCCAGCATCTCGCCAAACAAGTCTGGCTCAATGCGTCCATGCCAATGCGCAACAACAAGCCCACTGTTAGCGCAGACAATGTGCGCCGAACTATAGTCACCATAAGACAATCCTTCAGCCACATCCGCACCAATCACATACGACTGGTTAAGAATCGGCTGTTCCCAAATCCTAAGAGGACCCTCACCAAAAGCGACAAAAGTCACATTCTCAGAACCCACAGTCAACATGCCGACCTCAGGTTCGGCAGTAATCATAGCGTTGACAATATCCAAATCAAACACAGGGTTACCCGATTTGATGAACGCTTCCTCGGGAGAGCGTGGATATTCCTGATGTAACTGCCAGTCAGGTAGCGACTTCTTCTTTACCTCATACCAGTCTTGATTGCGGTCACCCGCATCCCAAGCCCAGAAGATTCCACGGAACATATTAGTTCCCGTTTGCGACCCAACCCACAGTTTATGAAAAAAGTTTCCAGAGCCGTTAGCGGTGGACAGACATATAACTCGTCCACCGACATCAGCAATAGGCTCAATACTCGCCCACGCTTCATCTGGATTAGGCAAGAACGCCATCTCGTCCACAACCACCAGATACACCGACTCACCACGAGCAGGGTCATTAGACGAAGGCAACGACTCAATAGCAGACTCATTATCAAACACCATCTTCAACTGGTGGTCCGTCAACAACCTAGGACCACGCTGACGCATCCACTCAGGCAACCAACGATACCCATACTTAGACTTCTGAAGCAACTTCATAGCCTCACGCTCAGTACGACTCAACATAATCACAAACCTGTCAGGCTCAAAGAACACAAGCCAGAAACAGAAAGCCGCCGCCAGAGTGGAGAAACCAATCTGGCGTGCCTTGAGAACCACACTATAGCGACTCTCCAACCATGCTCGCACAGTCTCACGCTGTGCCTCACGCATATCAAACTTGATTCGTCCACGCTCAGGATGTTTAATAAACCAGTAGTTCTCGCAGAAATGCGTGAACGCATCAACTAGTTCATCAGTAGTCGCATCCTTCGGACCACGACACAAACGCCATTCCTTTTCAAGGAACAGTTCATTAAGTTCCACAACAAATCCTAACTATCGTCTACGATATTTCGGTCTAGCGTTTCTAATAGAAACAGGTGGCAACAATAGTCTATCGTCCAAAGTACGCCCGCCATTAACCCACAAAGCAACACCACGAGAACCAGCACCAGCATTGGCGGCAGACCGCAAAGCGGTCATCCGCCTAGTAACAGTATGCGTACCGACACCAGAACCATTAGCCTCACGGTAAAACACCCTAGTGACAACAACACCATCAAAGCCACCTAGACCAGAGCCACTACCGCTAGTAACACTAGTTCTAAGAACACTAGCAGATTGAGTGCCTTGACCCATGCCAGTTGACACAGCAATAGCAGTACGAACACCAGTAGCGGTCTGTGTCCCAAAACCATTTCCTTCCTGATTATCACGGACAACGGAGCGCATGGTGACAGTCGTACTCGCTCCGACACCAGAACCAGTCGCTGACCTGCGTACAGCAGGAGTAATATAGGCACTGGAGCCAGCGGTGCCACTGCCAGAGCCAGATGCTAGAACAATCCTAGTTACATAAGCACTAGAGCCACTTGTTCCAGTTCCAGACCCGCTAGCAGTTGTTGTCTTGGAAACAAGTGTAGCGCAAGAAGATGTGCCAGTTCCAGACCCAGACGCAGTAACAGAAAATGTTGTAGCACCACTATAGTCATAGCCTGCGTTGCTATAAACTAAACCTAGTTCATTGTATGTTCTAGGCACTAGTGGACACCTTAGTGACGGATAATAAAGTTCAGCACAATGCTCGGCTGAATGTTGTTGTGGGCACCATCTCCACCAGTGTTCTGGTTAGTGGCAGTCGTGACAATATTCGTAGCAGTCTCGTTAGCAGTATAGCCAATAACATCATGCGTATGTGAACCAGCGGTGCTGGTATTGTCAGTAGAAGGAGTAGGTGCGCTGGCAGTTGAGAAAGAACCAGTGCCACGCTGAATGGTGCTGGTATCATCCCAACTATAGGTGTGGCTATGGCTACCGTTGCTAGAGGTCGCAAGCCACATAAAGTGGGCGTGCGGGTTCTGCCCGTGACCGTGAGCATCCTGAATATGCGTATGGCTAGGCATCTCAGCGGATGTAAGCGTATGCGTCTTGGAGCCACGGGTTTCAGCAAGCGTGTCCCAATCGGCATCGGCAGAATCACGACCAACAACAACACGACCCTTAAGGTTCGGCAAGTTAAAAGTAGTAGACCCATCGCCAGCACCATACACAGTGCCAATGACAGCAAACAGACCGCTATAGGTGGTACGGCTGACGGCGGAGCCATCACACACCAACCATCCCGTAGGAGCAGTGTTGGTCGTCCACATCGTCACTTCGCCAACTGGATTCCACACACGAACCTTATAGTCCAGTGATGTAGCAACAGCCGAGTTGTCCACGCCAATCTTAGCCTGAATAGCCTCAATAGCGTCATTGGCGTTCCCATGCTGAGAGGCATGGGAGGGAGAACTAAGAGTATTAGAGCCGCTAGGATTAGTCAGCGCATCCAGTGATGCGGGAAAGTTAGTTGCCATCGTGGTTTCCTATTCAGGTCTTGATAATATAGTTTAGAACAATATATGGTTGAAGGTTTGTGTGCGCACTAGCCGCATTTGCGGCAGTATTATTATTCACAGAAATACCAGTTGTGCTACTCCCAACAAGTTGACCGAGTGTCGTAACGCCAGACACAAGCATGCCGACAGTTCCACCAGACGCACCATAAACATATGGTAAGTTGTGCGAGTGACCGTTATCAGTGATTGTGTGACTGTGCGCTGGAACGCCAGACTGTGCGCCAGTTAGCGTAACAGTTTCAACACCACCAGAGCCACCAAGAGTGCCAAAAGTTCCACTAGGTGCTTTGCCGACAGGAACGCGCCCACGCAAATCTGGCAACTGAAAAGTTGCTCCACTACTACCATAAGTATAACCGATAACAGCAAACAGTGAAGCATATGTAGTTGTAGAAACAAGACTACCATCGCACAATAGCCAACCAGTGGGCGCACTGGAACCAGCATACGGAAGAATGGCACCAGAAGGTGTGTTAATCCTAACCTTATAATCAAGACTTGTAGTTACAGCAGAACTGTTAACTCCAACTTTAGCCTGAAGCGCCTCAATAGCATCATTGGCATCAGTATGTTGACCAGCATGGTCAGGAGATGTCAACGACGACGACCCCGTAGGGTTCGTCAAGTTATCAAGACTTGTGGGGAAGTTAGTTGCCATAGGGCTAGGTTCAGTCCAGCGTCAAAGTCAAAGTAGTAATCTGGAAAGTGTCGCCAGCAACAACGCTGGCGGAACTGGTGAACGAACCAGTCCACAGGCAGTTACCACCAGTGCTAGCGTCCCACAGCGACCAGTGGCTATAGGTGTTGGGGACATTCGTCCAAGTTGCGGCACCAGTAGTAGCCATAGAGCCGCTAGAAGCGGCGGCAAATGTCACAGCCTGACGGGTCGTATTAGCGGCAGGGTTGGCGGTGCCATCCTCTCCTGCGTCACCCAAATGTAGTTTCAGATACGAACCAGTCGCCGCAAACGAAACTCCACGCACAGCGTTCAGCAACGCCAGTTCACCATAGTTAGAAATACTCATTCGTCATCATTCCTATATTTCGGTCCCCTAGGGGAATCTTCTTCACACCAAGGACATCCATCCAGATTGGCTGGAAACAACTCCCCACAAATAGGACACTCGTTCAACCTAGAGGACATTAAACCGCTTTGAGCCGCCGAGACTGCTCACGCTCCGCCATATTAGCCAACAGTTTATCCAGTTCCTCATCCGACAAATCAGCCGTACTAGTGGTATTGTTGATTGTGACTTGTGGCATAAGACGGTTAGTAGCCTGAAGGTACAACTGCGCCGCACGGTTGTCCCCGCCCAAAGCCTTCTCGTACAACGCATCCAACAGTCGTTGGGTGCGTTCGGGTGACCCTTGGATTTCGGTTACACGCTTGTCCCACTCAGACTTGAATGAGGGACGCTTCTCCCAACGCCTGAGGGTCGTCGGGTCAACTCCGAGCACCCTAGCCATTTCGCCTTGTGTGCGGGGCACACGCTCATGGCTGGGGGTTACCAACCATTCTAGGTATTGGGTTTGGCGTGTGTCTAGGATGTTTTCTGTTTCTTGTCCCATACTAGAAGAATACCGTTCAAGTTTTTGAACGGGGGGGGGGAACAAGGAATGGTACCAGTAATGGTAACACGGAACGAAGTATAGTGTTACCATTACCATTAGCGTGGACAGCAATAGTCAGGGGTTGTTATGGCATCCAAGAAGAAGGCATCGGATAAGATGGCGAAGGTTATGGGCGAATGGAAGGCTGGGACTCTACATTCTGGCAAGGGTGGTCCTGTTGTCAAGTCTAGGAAGCAGGCGATTGCTATTGGGATGTCTGAGGCTGGGATGGCTAAGAAGGTTTCCAAGGGCAAGCCGAAGGCGAAGCGGAAGTGAAAGAGGAAGCCCCGATTAATGGGTGTCCTGCCGCTACGCAGGACATCACGGTAAATCTGAAGAACCGTCAGATTGCTATTGACAAGGCGAACTATGGTCCGATGATTCCGTCATCGCCTAACAACGGATTCTGGTCTGCCAAATCCAAGTTGTTTGGTGTGCCGATTGCGGAAGCAAAAAAGGCACGCTGTAAGAACTGTGCCGCCTTTATCCAAACTAAAGAAATGCTAGGTTGTATCGCTAAGGGTTTGGGGACTGAACCGTATGAGGATGGTCCCGCCACCATTCAAGCCGCCAATCTGGGATACTGTAACATTTTTGATTTCAAGTGTGCTGGTGACCGTACTTGTGACGCTTGGGTTACAAACGGACCAATCAAATAATATGGCATATACTAAACCAGAGTTACGCAAGCGTATCGTAGCCCAAGTCAAAGCAGGCTCCAAAGGAGGAGCCGCAGGACAATGGTCAGCCCGCAAAGCACAGATTGCCACCCAAAAATATGAGGACGCAGGCGGAGGCTACAAGGGGTCTAAAACCAAGGCTCAAAGTTCGCTGTCAAAGTGGACTAAGGAGGATTGGCGTACCAAGTCAGGTAAACCGTCCACGCAAGGACCGTCCGCCACAGGCGAACGGTATCTGCCAGCCAAAGCCATCAAGAATCTAAGTGCCTCAGAATATGCCGCTACAAGCCGTGCTAAGCGTGAGGGCACTAAGCGTGGACAACAGTTCGTCCCAAACACTCCAGCCGCAAAGCGGGCTGGAGAGAACGCAAGAAAGGCTAAATGATGGCACCCAAGAAAGACCCACGACTGGCAAAAGCAGGAGTCGCAGGCTACAATCAGCCCAAACGCACCCCCAGTCACCCCACCAAATCTCATGTTGTGGTCGCCAAATCTGGCGACCAAATCAAAACCATCCGCTTTGGACAACAAGGAGTCAGCGGGTCACCCCGCAAAGCAGGAGAATCAGAAGCCTACAGGAACAGACGAGAATCCTTTAAAGCCCGTCACGCCAAGAACATCGCCAAAGGCAAGATGTCAGCCGCATACTGGGCTGACAAGGTTAAATGGTGACCTCCTAAGGTTCTCCTAGGGTATCAATACCATAGATACGCTGGGACTCCGTTCAATCAACTAGGTGCCCCCATTAGCGTGGACACAACACCCCACCTAGGTATCTAAAGTGCCACGGCTCTAGCCTATCTGAGTCCCATACGCGCGAACGGGCGCACCCCCCCATACCTGCCCGTGCGTGCGTGTTGCGTGTGTCGTGCGAACCGTAAATATTTGTAGGGTACAATGGTTGTACGGTACAACTATCCGCTGGATAGTGGCAGGGTTTCTGACAGAAACGGGGAACTAGACGGGCGGTCTAGACGGGCGGTCCAGTCGCAGGGTCGGAGGCGAACATCTGTTCGATTCGGGCGGGGAGCGTGACGGGGTGCGAACATTTGTTTGGTTGTAGGGTACAAGTGTGGACTGTCGGTCTAGGTGTGTTGGGGGGGTCTGTATGTTTATGCGTCGGTCTGGATTTTTATTCGGAGGGGTCATTTTGTGCCCTCTGAGCAGGGGAAATGCGGGTTTTGCGAACATATGTTCCCCTCCAGAATCGACGCTAGGGGAAATTGTGGGTCCTAGTAGCCCAGAATCGTCCTAGGGCATTTTCGGGGGGTGTGTGTTACAATTTCGTGACATTTTGGGGGTTGGGGTTGTGTTGGGGGTGTCGGGGTGCTATGCGTGCGTGCGCATGCGTGCGCCCGTGTGCGCGCGCCCGTTCCCTTCTCCGAAAAAGGGGGGTTGCGAACATGTGTTCGTTTTTGGGGCGATTGTTACAATTTCGTGACAACTGGCAGAAATGGGGTTGTCAGGGGGTCTCAGGGGGGGGGAGTGTTTGGGGTGTCGGGAACAAGCCCGACACGAAACAAGGAGAGAAACGAAATGGAAACGACCAAGGTCACCGCAACCGCCAAGGTTGCGAATGTCACGAGCGAGAACATCGGGAGCGAGGCGAACATCACCGATGCGGTTGCCACTTTCACGATGTTCGGCAAGAAGAACGGGGAAATTGGAATCCGCACCTACGGATTCCTCGCAAGCGTGGTGGAACTGACCGACACCAAGGCTAAGGACATGGTGGACACCTACGGGGTGGACAAGGGTCGTCTTTCCAAGGCAGGCAAGTGCTTGCGGTTCGTCGTGGCGGAAATCCTGTCGCCCGAGGTCGTCACGCCCGAAACCTACCAGCAGGCTATCGAGTATCTGGTAGAAACCTACGAGAGCCTGAACGGTGCCTACAGTGACCTCTTCCCGACTGAGGGCAAGGACATGACCGAAGAGCAAGCGGTGAAGAACCTCTTCGCGGCGGTGGACAAGTACGGGCTTGACCTTGCTAAGGTTCTGCTCCTCATCGCCGACGAGGTGAAGAGCCGTCAGGGGGAGTGACAGGCAACGGGCGGGGGGTCACCCCCCCCCGCCCAAACGCCCCGCCTAGGAGGGTGGTTCACGGTGCGAATCCGTGACGGGGCACGACCGACAGGGTGTCGGTTGCTAGTAGAAACAAGGAGAAAACGAAATGAGAGCGAATCAGGAAACATTGGTGGAAGTGGCACGAAAGTACGGCAAGGCTACGGCATCGTCGTGGCAGGCGTGGGCGAACCCGTGGCAGGCGTGGGGCGACGAGGAGGACGGGGTGTATGTGTTCCACTACAACACTCTGATGTTCATTGTCCGTGAGGATAACACGGTGGACCCCGTGTCTCGTGGTTGGGGTTCCATGACGGACAAGACGGGCACCCGCAAGATTCTGCGCAAGGTGAACGGGCAGGGCTATGCGGAGGTGTACGCTAGTATCTGACAGAAACCCGTACCGTTCCCCTACGGGGGAACGGTACGGGGCAGGGCAATAGGTTTCGTGGACAGTGTGTCCACGCTACGGGGTCGGTTCCCGTGGGGTCCGCTACCGTCACATGGGGTGACGGTTGCTAGTAGAAACAAGGAGAGAAACGAAATGGGCAAGATGTTGGCGAACGCTAGGGCGTTCCATGAGTGTGAGTGGGGGTGCTGTTCCGATTTGCGGGAGCGTGGGCACCGTGGTGCGCATCGTTGGCACCGTACTCTGCGTGCCCGTGAGGGGCGTGCGTGGCGTGCGGATGTGCGGATGTATCTGGCAGAAACACGGGAGGCGTGATGTCCACGATGGATGATTTTCTGGGGCGACAGCGTGAACGGTACGGCACCGTCACGCCTAGTCAGACGGTGCCCGTGGGTAACGGTACGCTGATGTGGGTGACCCGTTGGGGTGTGTATGTGGACGAGTCCGTGTACCCTGTGGGCATCTATGATGACGAGTCGTCTGCCGAGTTTGTGGCGGACGATTGGGCGGAGCACGGGTATGCGGGGCGTGTGAGTGTGCGTCCGTTTCGGTTGGGTGAGTTTATGTCAGAAAGTGAGAACGGGTGATGGACATTGAGAACATGACGGAACAGCAGGCGTTGGATGTGTTCTACGCTATGCGTAGACGGTTCGGGTGGCAGGGTATTGTGGTCACCCGTGGCGATGCTGAGGAAATGTGGGCTACTGTGTCGGGCTTGGATGGTGCTGAGGATTTGACTCTCGGTGACCGTGAATGGTCCGTGTTGGTGGACCAATACGAGTGGCGGAAGATGGATGACTATTTGGCGACTGAGGCGTATGATGGTTTGCGTGATGCCGTGTGTCGTTCCATTGAGTTTCTGGCAGAAAGTGAGAACGGGTGATGGACATTGAGAACGGTTTGTGGTGGCTGGGAATCTGCCTAGCGTGTTGGGGATTCCTCAGTGCGCACGATTCACGGTGTGTGTGGTTGCGTGTCCCCGCACGAGTGTTCTCGTTGGTGGCATGCCTAGCGGTGCCGTGTGTGGTGTTGGTATGGTTCGTGTGGATTTTCGTGTTGTGCGGGAATCTGAGGTAACGGACCGAACATATGTTCGTGTGACGGAAGTCACATAAATACCCCTTGACAGACCCTAGGGGGGTGTATTACAGTAGGGTCATAGCAATACGGGTCGTGAACCAACGGGGTTTATGACAGAAACTAGGAGGAAACGAAATGGCTAGCAAGGTACGAGTGTTCACTAGGGACACGAAAGTGATGGGCGGTATCCCGCACATCTGGCATCAGGGTGGCACATGGGTTCCGATTATTCGGTCCCGCTACGGTGGTGCGGACGGGCTGTCCCGCATGGAGTTGGTCAGTGTCGCCTACAAGGTGTTGGGGGGCAGTGGTCACGCTAAGGTGACGGACCCTGTGCTGTTGGGGCAAGTGTGGCAGGCGTTGGGCTGTAAGTATGGTGCGTCTGGCAGTGGGCAGGACGACGACAACAACAAGGAGGAAACCGAAATGGATACGACAACGACAGAGCAGGAGCACCCCCGTGTTTCCACTAGAAACACGGGTGACAAATCGCCTGAGCAGATTCTTCAGGACCTGCGTAATGTGTTGGGCGGTGGCGTGGACATGGACACACTCAAGCGTGTCGTGGACGAGTCGGTCCGTGAGCACATCTCCCGCCCCGTGGTCGTTCAGGTTGGCGAGCACGAGCCTCGCAAGGTGGAGGGTCCGACTCACTTCAAGTTTGAGTCTCTGATGCGGAAAGTTTCTGCCCGAAAGAATCTGTTTCTGACGGGTCCCGCAGGAGTCGGCAAGACCACGCTGGTCGGGCAGATTGCCAAGGCGTTGGGTTTGGATTTCCGAATCCTCAGTGCCAAACCGCTACCGCAGGACCACGAAATCTACGGGTTCATCTCTGGTGCCACGGGGCGCAAGGTGATGGGGTTCATTGAGCCTCTGTACGAGAACGGTGGCATCGCAGGGTTTGACGAGTTGGACACGGGACATTCGTCCCTGCTGACTGCCATGAACCAACTGCTCGCACAGGACGAGTTTGATTTCCCGTGTGATGTGAACGGTGTCCGCAAGGTGAAGCGTCACAAGGATTTCATGGTGGTTGCCACGGGCAACACCTACGGGCAGGGCGGTAGCCTGCGGTATGTGGGCACGAACAAGATGAACGGGGCAGGTTTGGACCGATTCACTTTCGTGAACATCCCGACCGACGAACTGTTGGAAAAGGCTATCTGTGACGGCATCAGTCCCGAACACTCTGCTAAGGTGATTCCTGTGGTGCGCAAGGCACGGGCGAACTGCGAGAAGTACGCACTGGACTACATGGTCACGCCCCGCTGTGCGATTGACATGGTGACATTCATGTTGGCGGGTGACACTCTGCGGGAGTCCGCCGAGGGTAGACTGTTCGGGCGTGGACTGAACTCTGACCAAGAAGCGAAGTTGCTGGAGGGGATTTCCCTCTAGTTTATGACAGAAACAAACCGAAACTAGGAGAACATCATGGAAAAGATTGTGGTCAAAAAGGACCGTCAGATTGTCTACAAGTTTGACGGCTACAACGACATGGCAAACCATGTCTACAAGAATCACAAGCGTGACGGTGCGTCCGTCACCTCAGAGACAGGGTGGTGCGGTGGCATCAAGACGGTGCGTCAGGCGGGTCAGACGATGGTGTCGGGCTACGATGATGTGCTCCCGAAAATCACCAGCATCCGTGACAAGGTGCGGGAACGAGTCGGGTCCATTGACACGACAGTGTTCCGCACTGAGAACAATGTGTACGGCACACGGCTGGACATGGGGTCGTATCTTGCGGACTCGCCCACCTGTTTCCTAGATTTCTACGAGGACCCCGACAAGCGTGCCACTAGGTTCGTGCGCATCCTTGTGGACACAACATTCTCCGCCTCTGTCAAGGCTGAGGATATCAAGACCCGTGGTGCCGCCATCGTCGCCCTGTGTGACACGCTGAATCTGTGTGGGTACACGACCGAGGTGTGGGCTGTGTCCACCAACGGCGGGTCGTGGCGTGCTAGCAGTAGCGGCACCACCGAGTTGGCTGTCATGTTGCCAGTCCAACGGGTCGGAGAACCGTGGGACATTCGGTCCGCCATGTTCCCGCTGGCACACCCTGCGTTCTTGCGACGCATGGTGTTCGGTGTGATGGAATCCATGACCGAATCGGAGCGCACCAACTTTGGTGTCGGCTGTGGCTACGGGTCTGTCATTGAGTGTCGCAAGGGTTCGCTAGCGGACCAGCATTGTGGCGGTGCCGATATCATCTGTACCACCAACGAGGGCGACATTAGCCACATGACCAAGGACCCCGTGAAGTGGGTGCTGACCCAGTGTCGGAACCTAGGTGTGATTGGGGCTGACGAGCAGTGAAACTTTCCACTAGAAACAACAACAAGGAGACAACAATGGATGAGCAATACTACGATGTGACTTTCATCGCAGACTATTTCGTGATGACTGTCACGGCTAGCGTTCCCGTTCGGGACAACGAGGCGGACTACGCTGATGACCCGTCTGCGATTGATGTGGCAAGGGACATTATCGTGGACCGCTACGGGTTTGACCCCGAAGCGTACGCCTACGATATCACGGTGGAGCCTGCGTTCTGATGGCTAGGGTGAACGACAACTATAGGAACGCCGTGGTGGGCAAGGTCACCGCTGTGTCCACGAACGACTACAGGCAGGACGGCTACAGGCTGGTGACGATACTGTGCGAGGAACCTATGGCGAACATCACGGTGCGTGTCTGGGTGTGTAACCCCGATGATGCGGAGATGCTAGTGGACCGTACGGTCGTCGTCTATGACTGCGAAGTGTACCCCATGCCACCGTGACATTGTTCACAAAATACCCCTTGACAGGTACCCTCACCATCTACTAAGGTTGGTGGTGGGGGGAATGACCCCAACAAACAAACAACAAACAAGGAGCAAACAAATGAGTACCAAAGTAGTATCAGGAATCCTGCTTAAGGCAGGCGACGGACAGGAGCCTATGCCTGTGCCCGTCACGGACCATCGGTCCATCCAACAATATGTCGGCGGACACTTTGATGTTGTCACCGAGAAGTATCATGCGTCAGAGTTTATGTTAGAAACCGACGACGAGTTCACCGCTGTCGGCTACTGCCACGACGAGGGCATCCTGCTGGGGTTGCCTCTGAACAAGTTGGCGACGATGGTGTTTCGTCGTGAGTTGCGTGGCGATGTGGTCATCGTGTCAGGCACCTCACCTGAGGGCGAGTACGATGGGGACAACCATGAGGTTCCCACATGGTTCTCCGATGAGGTCTTTAGCGGTACGCTGTCGCAGGCTGTCAATGAGGTGGACATGAGGGCACAGTTCATCACTGATGCGTTGCGTCGCTGTGTGTCCGAGGGTCTGATGGAGGACGAAACGATTGGTGCGATGAAACAGGCGATGATGTTGGGTGCCACTGGCAGACTGTCCGCCGATGAGATTATGATGGTGAACACGGTGCTGGATACGGCATCCAAGTATCACATGGCACGACTGATGGGCATGCCCCCTCTCAGTGAGGAACAGTTGCGTCAGATTGACGAGTTCGCTGAAATGGCTGATGCCAAGTGGGATGTGACCGATGAGGCTATCGCAAAGTTTCTGGAAGAAAGTGAGGGTCAGTGACATGGCTAAGTTCATCGTCCACCTAGAATCAGGCACCATCGTTTCGGTGGATGAATGTCTGATGATTGATTCGGAGGATATCCCCGAAGCGGTGTATTCTCAGTTCACTGGCGACCCGTACTGGGATGACAGTGTTGTGTTACAGATTGCGGATACGATTGGCGTACCGCTAGCAGAAATGGAGGAAGTGTGATGAACAAGTATCAGGTTACTATCAACCTTGTGGTTGAGGTTGAGGCTGACACGGAGGACGAGGCGTGGTCCGAAGCCAAGAACTCCATTGACTACGGGCATGGCGATGTGGTTGAGGAGGATGTCATTGAGTGCGTCGTCCTTGAGTTTCATTGTTCCGAATGTCACGAGGAGATGGACCCGTACAACGATGACTGCTATGATGGTGCGATGTGTCAGAAGTGTGAAGAAGAAATGGAGGAACAGTGATGCGTGTCGGTAAACTGGACAAGGTGTGCCCCCGCTGTGCGGGGGACACCACCAACCAGCATGGTGCCCTGAGCAGGACCGACAACGAGACTCTTGTGTGTGACGAATGTGGCACACGAGAGGCGTTGGAGGAACACTATTTTGGTGCGCCTGTCCCGAAAGTTTTGTGGCAGTCCAACACTAGGGTGTTTGATGTTGGTACAATGAAGTTTGACAGAGAGGAGAAGTGACATGAGTGTCGCACAGTCTAACAAGAAAACCCGTCAGGTTACCGAGATGGTTCAGCCAGCCAAGTGGCAGTGCCCGTCATGCGGTTCTAGGGTACAAACATTCGTCCCCACCTATGTGCCCGAGTGCCGTTCGCCACGGCATCGTGGCAAGATGGTCCTGTTCACGGTGGTGCCCAAATGAAACACCCCGATGACTTTCTGAAAGAAACAGATTGGTTGGGATGTGGCGTGGACAACCATGCCCCCGACTGCTTGTGTGATGTGCGTGTCGGTGCCACCGAGGTTCCCATCAACATCAAATGTTTGGTTCAGGACATGAGATACGGTGAGGAAATCTGTGAGATTCGTGGCTACACTGAGCCGTGGGATGACCAACAGATTGTGTCCTACCTACAGGACCTGCTGTATGCGCATGACGAGATGCGTAGCGACTTTTGGCAGGGGCTGTTGGAGCATTACGACAAGTCGTCACGAGATGTGGACACAATCGGACGGGCGGTGTCTGACTGGAAGTCCATCCGTCAGAACGCTGAGGCGATGCTACAGGACGAGCGTCGCCCCAAGATTCGGCAGGTGCTGGTGCTACTGGGCGTGACCGCACAACAGTTCACACGGGCTGTGACCACCAACAAGTTTGAGATGGACGCAAAAACATTGGACGAGTTTGAGCGTGTCATCCTAGACGGCAAACCGAACATCACCCATGTGTCAAAACAGTTTGGAATCTCCTACGAGATAACCCGTAACCTGATGACCTACTGGGGTATACTACCTAAGATAAACAGAAAGGCTAAGAAGTGAAGCGCATCGCTGGAAACAGGATTCCGAAGAACATGATTGTCATTGACCAAGATGACCTGAAGCCTGAAGAAGAACTGAGTGATGCGGAACTACTTGCTGACGCAATCCGTTCCGCAGAAGAATGGTCCAAGAACAAGAACAAGAACCATTAGCATGGACATGCTGTCCACGCAAATGGTTTCCTTTAGAAACAAGAAAGACGCACACGCATGAGATTTGACCCTGAAAACAAACGAGTCCTAGTCCGCCAGTCATGGCTAGGGGATTACATTCTGTGCCCACAACGGGCACGGTATGGGCTGGCGTTGCCCTCTATGCGCCGTGGCTCCGATGCCACGGCAATCGGCACAGGGGTTCACGCTGGCATTGAGGCTGTCCTGAACAACACTGCTGGCTCCTACGATGAGTTCGCAGAAGTGGTCCACATGTCGGTTCGTGCCGAGATGGAGAAGGACATCAAGCGCACCGAGATTTCCGCCGACCCTGAGAAGATGGAAGCGTGCGTCACCTCTATGGCACAAGCGTGGTGGGATGAGATTCGTCCGCTGGTGCCTACGGGGGGCATGACCGAATACAGATTCCAGTCCCCCACGGGGATGCTGGCTAAGGATGGCACCGAGATTTGGTTTGAGGGCACCATTGACTATGTGGCACCCGATGGTTCACTGTGGGATTGGAAAACCGCCAGTCGTGCGTACTACGCCAAGGAGAAGCACAAGCAGTCTCATCAGGCGAGCGTGTATGTGGATGCCTGTAGGACATTGGGTTTGGTGCCTGATGATGATGCGCCGACACCTTTCAGGTTCGGCGTGATGGTTCGTCAGGTCACCCCCAAGGCGCAGATTGTTACCGTCACTAGGGGGCGGGAGCAGATTGATTGGATTCGTCGCCAGACCCGCAGTTGCGTGGACAGTGCGATGGGTGCGTGGGGCACGACCGACTGGGCGATGAACGACACCAGTGCCCTGTGCTCGTCCAAGTGGTGTGACTATTGGTCGTTGTGTAAGGGGGCGCATTGGACTGACAGTGCGTTGGACCTGCCCGACCAGACTGTTACACCTGTCACATTGGAAACCCCGTAACCTAGAGATTTGCGATGCTATAGTGGTGTCGTAAAGCAATAAGCCCACCGTCCCGCAGTTTCCCTCCTTGTTTCGGCGGGGCGGTGGGTGACACAACAAACAACAAACCCGATGGGAGAATCATGATTAGCAAGGACGAATCAATCGTCACGCAGGTCGCCGCAAAGATTGCGAGTGAACTTGTGAATACCACCGCCATTCCCGACCGCAACCCTGATGCCGTTCAGTCGTTGTACCTCAGCCACTTTGATTTCGTGGTGGACCTTATGAAGTCCACGCATGGCTGGTTGGGCAACACCACCCCCGAGTCGGCACCCGTCCAGCAGATGCCCACGATGCCGAATGTTTCTATCGGAAACTCGCCCACTGAGGCTAACGCCATCGCCACCCTCCAGCAGGCTTTCCCGTCCGCCACCGAGCAGACTGGCATCGTCGTCAAGGGCACCCAGCACGGACCCATCCCCGCATGGCTGACCAACGCCTGCCGTAAGGCTGGTGTGACTGCGGTGTTTGACAACCGTGACACCGCCAACGCCGAGAACCGTCGCCCCCTGTTTAAGGCGGCTGATGGCACCACCGACAAGAACGGTAAGCCCGTCGCATTTTGGGCACCCAAGTGACATGATGGATGACACGACGCTAGCACAGCGTTGGTCGGCAATCGGGCGGGGCGAGTCAATCGCCCCGCCCGAAACGCATACCAGCCACCACAGTTACTACAAGCCACTCACGGATGCCGTGAACGAGTTTGTCCACTGGGCGCAGACACCTGACGAGCGTATTCGTTTGGGGTTCCCGCAGTTGGACGAGCAGATGCGTGGCATCGCCCCGTCAGAGATGCTTCTGATTAACGGCTACAGCCACAGCGGTAAAACCATGTTCCTGTTGGGTATTCTCAATCAGAACAAAGACAAGCGTGTCGTTTACTTTTGTCCCGACGAACCGAGGACATTGACTTTGGTCAAGTTGGCGTGTGTTGCCAACGGCATCAACGCCTACGAGTTAGAAGAAGGTGTTGCTAGGAACGAACAGCGTGCCATTGATATTCTGAAAGAAACTGCCACCACAATGTTCCCTAACCTTGCGGTGTTTGACCAGCCGATGACTCTCAGTGACATGGAGAAAGCGATGGGGGAAACATCAGATGTTTTGGGCAAGCCCGAACTGATGGTGTTTGACTATTTGGAACTGCTACAAGGTGGCGGTGAAGATGTCCCTTCCAAGGCGAACACCATCAAGGCGTTTGGCAAGCGTCACAATGTGCCGTTGATTGTGCTCCATCAGTCGTCCCGTTCCAGCGGTGCCGATGGGCGCAAGCAGACAATCTCTAGCGGTGCCTACGGTGGCGAACAGCAGGCTTCACACATCATCGGTGTGCGACGCAAGAAGTTTGAGATTCAGTCTCAGATACAAGAAATCCAAGAGAAACTTGCCAAGGGTTCCGCAACCGAGCGTCTACTGGAACGCATGGATGTTCTCAAGTATGAGGAGCGTATCCACGAGAACACCGTCACCCTGAACTTGGTCAAGTGTAAGCGTCCCGCTTCCACACTGTTGGATGACATGGACTATGAGATTGAGCAAGGCACTGGTAGACTGTTGCCAATGGACGGACACATGCCCTACGCCTTTAGCGCACTAGGCAAGCAGGAAGCGCAACAGTACGAGGAGTTTATGTCAGAAACCCAGCAGGAAATCCTGTTCGGTAACTAGGTGAACTACTATGGAAAACATGGAGAATCTGATTATAGACAAGTTCATCACCCTGTTTCGTGGACGAGGTGACTGCTACGGTTCCGAGGAAGGCGGATGTGTGCGCCGTCCGCTGGACCGCACCGTGTTCACCAACCATCTGACTGGTGGTGCTGGCATCGGTGTGTACCCTGCTGTCCCCGCATCAACACCGTTCTGTGTGTGGGGTTGTAGCGACATTGACTTTGAGGACCTAGGTGCGGCACGACTGCTTCAGCGCACCATCAACATGGCTGGCATAGAATCATATGTGGAACGGTCACGCTCCAAGGGCTACCATGTGTGGGTGTTCGCATCGGAACCTGTGCCCGCCGAAACCATGAGGCGGGCGTTGCTGGTCGTCCATCAGGTTGCCGACTATCCTGCCCGTGAGGTGAACCCGAAGCAGTCCGATGTGTCAATCAACAAGGTTGGCAACTATGTTCGTCTACCGTACTTTGGTGGTTTGGATGCTACCCCTGAGCGTCGTGTAATCTTGGACGACAACGACCAGCCGATGCCGTTGGCACGGTTCGTTTCGGTTGCTACTAGAAACCTTGCGGACCCCGAGATTATTGACCGCATCGCCTCCTACTATAAGGAACCAGCCAAGCCCAAGGTGGACACCAGCCAGTTTGACGCTATGGCAGACGAGGACCTAGAGGAAGCGTTGCGTGTCACCTCGCAACTCGCCCGTGTCATCTGGAAGCAAGGACCACTAGAGGGACAGGACAGGTCCACCGCACTCACACGGCTCGCCCATGTGTGCTACCGTAGCGGTATCACACCTAGCATGGCGAATGTTATCGTCGTGGACGCAGACAAGCGGTGGGGCAAATATCATTTGCGTGGCGAAGCAGGCATGACCGAGATTCGCAAGATTATAGAACGAGCATACGGAGCGTAACATGGCACGACAGAAACGACAGCACACACAGAAGTATGATGTGCGCCCCCAAGTGAAACAGCGACCACGCATGACACGACGAGGCAAAGCATACACGCCCATCAAGACCCATCTCGCAGAGAATGTTATCGGTGAAGGATGGACGGGACCGAAGTATGAGGGTCCCGTGTTTATGCGTGTCATCTTTGACAAGACCAGCACAGAAGTAACTGTCGGCTTTCTGTCAGAAACAGACTACCCTAAGACTGCGTTGCGTGGAGACATTGACAACTACCTGAAGTTGGTTATGGACGGACTGAATGGTGTCGCCTATGACGACGACTCTCAGGTACGACACATTGAGGTGACCAAGAAATGACAGGCTATGTGACAGTAAAGGTAGACGGGGCACTGTATGTGCCCCTCAGCCATTGGGAAACCGTTGTCGCAGACCGTGACGAATGGAAACGCAAGTACGAAGAACTACAAAAAGAACGAGACATGTGGCAGAAACGAGCCAACCATGAATAAACCGTTTAACGCACAAACATGGGGACAACGCTACAAGACGATGGGCGACACAGCCGAAGCATCGTTTGAGACAATCCACCCGCACGCACACCGCATGGGCATCAACCGCCCCAACTTCAGCATCGCCGCCCTAAGCCAACTCCTAAGACACACCCCAGACTACCTGTTGCCCAACGGATTCTACGAGGTGATGGGAGTTTCCAGCAGAAACAAAGATGCCACACTGAAACTCAAGTTTGAGAAACTACATTCACTAAAGCAGTGGACACTGTTCGGGGACGGCTACCTGTGGGTGTGGGACTCGTACCGCAAACGGTACTGGTGCGCCACCATAGACGAATGGGAACACGCCTGCGCCTTCCATGCGACAGTCAAATACTTTGACGACAACAACAAACCCTATTGGGACCTGCCCATCGCCAACTTCCCCTGCGAACCCACAACGGGCGTAGACATCGCAAACGGGTAACATCATGGTCAAGTTTCGTGACGACAAAGACTGGGACCGCATGGCACTAATGCCAGCCCCAGTAGGACCATCGCTGATAGAACAACTAATGGCATCGCCCAACCAATCTGTCCACGCACAGTTCTCCGAGGACCTGAGAGATGCGGTACAAGAAGGCATCGCTAAACTTGGTGCCAAGGACCGCTTCGTCATAGAAGCGGTCTACATTTGGGGATACTCCTACAGCGAAATAGCAGACATGATGGGCTACAGGTCCAAAGGTACACCGCACTATGCTATCAAAAAGGCTGAGCGTAACTTGGGTGCTATACTGAAGAACGACGACAGAATCAAGAAACTACTGAAAGGAAACAGTGGCGTGGACACAACCAACTGGGCGGACAGCGCATGGAAGCAACTCAGATACTTTGACAGCCAGTCAAACAAAACATTTCTGCGAGAAACTTTCGGCTTAAGTTTTGTCAGACTCTCTGACAGCATCAGGAACATGGGTGAGGACGAGAACGCCGACATCAAACTGTACGACACCTGTACCCTGATTGGTTGCGAAGCCGCCCGTGGGCTGGCAGAAATCGGACAGTGGGACACCGAATCCATGCTGGACATCTTGTGTCGCAAACAGCACGACTATGGGCATGGCAACATCAACGCTTTCGGCATCGTCGGAGTAGCGGTACGTATCTCCGACAAGATTGCTCGCTACGAGAACCTGACCAACATCAACAGCAAAGAACAAAACGAATCCTTGCTGGACACCCTGATGGACATGGTGGGATATGCCGTTATCGCACGCATGTTGGAGGACGGAACATTTAACCTGCCGTTGATTTGGGAAGTCTGATGGCACCACGCAAACGTAAGCAACCAATCCCAGACCTTGTTTCCATCAGAAACAACATGGAAGCCCTGAAAGAACTAGTTGTTTCGCTTGGGATGCCATACACGCATGTGCGTCGCATGGACGACGCACTGGTTGTTATCTCACGGGTAGAAGCACGACTGGAGAAACTGGACAATGGCAAACAGAAAGCATAAGGACCCGCAAGCATGGCTAGAGTACGGCATCTCCGAGGGTTGGGTGCGAGGATTCTGTGCGACGCACGACATCTACGAGAACTCCGACGAGTTGGAGCAATACGAAGAACATGGCGAAGCCTGTATCCCCATCTACCGAGTGGTTGGACTAGACGGGAATACACCACAGAACTTGGGACTTGGATTGTTGCCGAAACCCGCCAAGGTGACGAATGGCTAGGGGGCGACCCCGTGCCGTCAGACAAAGAAATGTTAGGATACATCCTAGGACGAAACAATGGACACGCTAATGACAACAATCATCGTAACATACGCCATCGCTATGATGGTGATGATATCGTCAGCAATCAGACGGGAGAACGACAATGAGTGACAGCCCGTTTGACCCCGACGAACTAGAATCCATCGCACAACGATTCTCAGAAATCATCGCCAACGAAGATGAAGGCTACGAGATGGTGTTCTACATCAGCCAAAACGACGCAGAAGATTTGCTAGAAAACTATCACTCCGCAAAGCGTGGAGTCGCAACGGCGATGCGCCGATGCTGGATAGAATACTCCAAAATCATGGAACACCTAGATGTAGCCGTACAGGAGAACAATGAAGAAGGTCGCTAAATATGTCATCGCCTCGTCAGTATCTGTCCTCGCAGGACTTGTCGGAGCAACTGTATGGTTCGTCACCGTCATGTCCTCCTACTACCGAAAGCAAGAACAGCATGGACAACAGAACGATTCGTGCCTCAAAGTTCGTGTGGCTAGACGCATACGAAGGTGAAGGCGAATGGTACGGAACGGACTATGAGCCTGAACTCAGGCACATGACCACATACGGTTACCCCATCGCCATCACCGATACATATATCGCCATCGCCTCAACCTACGACCCCGAAATGGAACAGTACGCATGCGTAATCTGTATCCCCATCGGCATGCTCGTAACAGTCACACCTGTTTCTGACAGAAACGAAGAAGAAACTACTTGGCAGGCTTCAGCAGACACTGAAACACAGCGTCAATGTACCCTGCGTCCTTCGCAACTTCAGGACTGAGTTCCACATGAACCCACATACCGTTCGGGGCACCACCAATAACGCCCTTCTTGTATGATTTCCAGTCGCCACGGTCACACATCCAACCACGCCCACCCTCAGGTGGGAAATAGTCTGCGATATACTCAACGCCGAAAGCGTCGGCGTTCCTTACTAGGAAGTCAATCAAAGACAACCCGTCCTCACGGTTCTTATAGCCAAAATCTATGGCACGACCAGTACCGTGGACAGACGGTTGCGTCTTACCCCGCATAGGACGAACCTTCCAAGTGCCAAGATTACGAATCTTGCCACCATTCAGGAACACAACCCAATCCTTAAACTTCTGAGTGCCAGCCAACTGACCCTTAGAGTCGCCATCCCAACCCGTATACTTCCGACGCTTACTCAACATAACCTCTATTCTGTAGGGAATCCAACAAATCTCTGAGAGCGAACTGCCGTCTAAGCAGTTCGTTCTCTTGTTCTTTCTGCGTCACCTGACGATACGGGGCACCCGTCAAAGTGCTGATAACAGACGACAACTGACGGTCCTTGTATCTGTCCTCGCCACCACCCTGAGGCAACAATCTCTGGAGCAACCCGAGCGTAGGCAACGCACTAGTCACAGCATAACTAGTCTTAGAGGACACAGCAGGACCACCAGCAGTGTCCACAGTCTGTCCAGTCAGCAGACCAGCCAGCAACGCTGGCAGGTCAAACGGACCCTCAATAGCACTAGGCTTATCAGAGAACGGGATATCCAACGACAACTGACGGTTGCCAGCCAACTCAATAGGCAGACGATACTGCGGATACAACTGCGACAACAGACGCAACGGGTCAGACAACTGGCGCACCTGAGACATCATGTCCACCTGCGGAAGGTCAGGGTTAAGAACCCCGCCAGCACCGAAACCCAACGGTTCCCGTTCAGCCAACCAAGACGGCAGAATCATCCCCTCATCCACAGGCATGTTCCGCTTGGCGGACTCATACGCACGATACATGGACGGACGGGCAATCTGGTTCATAATCTGTAGCGGAATGTTTCTACTAGCAAAAGTCCAGAACGGCACGAAAGTCTTAGCGATTTCGTCCAGTTTGCTCAGGTCGCTATAGTCAAAGTGGTAGCGTGCCACAGTGGTAGCAATCTGGTCAATGTTGTCGCCGTTACGGGCGGCACGCAACGCCATAGCCATACGAGCACCAACCTCAGCATCACTGTTAGCGGTACCCCACACCTTGACAATACGACTATTGAGCAGTTTGCCCACGAAGCCGTCAGTAATCGGCATCGTGGAGATGTCCTTGATTTGACCAGCACCACTAGCGATGATTCCCTTATAGGCACGCTCATAGATTTCCCGTTCGGTGGCGGGGACACCCGCCAACGCCTCACGGACACCACGCCTATGAAGATTGGTGGCGAACCTGATAGCATCGTTCGTGTCACCCACAGTGACACCATAAACAAAGTTGTTGAAAGCGGCAGTATAGGCGTTACGCACAACGAACCCAGGATTTAGCATGGCGGTGACACGGAAGAACTGGTTGTAGCGGTCAAATATCTTCAGGAACTGACGCACCTCGTCAACCTTGCCGAACTTCTCAATGCCGTTAAACAGCATGTCCTTAGTGTCTTGTGGCAACTGGACACCAAGCCGTTCCAAAGCCGCCCAACCCTCCTTAACATCGTTCACCATCTTGCCATACAGCGGGCTGGTGGGGTCACTGAGGGCGTTAACGACAGCGTTCGCATACTTGGCATCACCTGCGATGCGACCAAAATCAGCCTCAGCCGCTTTCAAAGAAGTGAATACCCTTGACCAAGCATCTCGTTCAACTGGGTTAAACAGTGCGGGGTCGTCAATAGACTGTAGAAGGATATCAGCATTATCTACCCACCCATCGGAGATGGACCTATACGAAGCCTTGAGCGGTGTCGGTATCAGCGGTGGTTCGCCTTTAAGATTGACAATCCCAGCATCGGAAAGAAGTTTCCTGTATGTCCCCAACTCTGAACCTCGTTGCTGGAACTCCCAAAACTGTGCGTATCCCCAGTTTCTAGCAGAAATCTCTGGGGACCATATTAGCACTGACTCGTATGGCGTTCCAGTAGGAAGCGTGGCACCACTAGAAGTGGCAAACAGTGCCTCTGTTATATCGTCCCTCTTACTGCCACCAACCTTTTTCCATTCAGTAGAGTTGGCAATATCACCTTTCCGCACCTTTAGGGCAACAATATTCTCGCCATATAGCGACCCCACTTCTGGTGTGGCGGCAACATACAGCGCATCATCCAAAGTGTCGTATAGCCTATCTCCCTCAAAAGGAAGCACCCGCCCCTTCCCCAACACACCGCTCGGGTCATCGGTAGCGTGGAAAACCCATACATACTCGTCATCGGGCAACTCTCGGAACGCCTGCTTCGCCGCCTCACGAGTCGCTTTATCAACAGAATGAGAAGAAGCGTCAAGCAGGTAGGCACCGCCATGTGCCGTTAGACTACCCTTGGCACGAGCGGCATCAGACGGTGCCACAACCTCGCGTACTTCATCTATTACTTTTGTTAACTCGGGCTTAACAGTATTCTCCCAGTCAACCTGTTTCGCCAGCAACGCCTCCTTAGCGTTCATAGCGTTGACAGCACGAGCGTGAGCGTTCTCCAACTTCTTTACATTCTTAACAACGGGGTCATCGGCAATAGCCTTTTCCATCACCCGCTTCTGACGGGCAACCTCAGCCTTAGCAGTCCTAAGTTCAGCCTTGACACCCTTAGTGGATTCCCGAGCCGCCTTGATTTCAGCACGAGCACCCTCAGAGGCTTTCAGCGTCTTAGTGTATTGACCCTGAGCCGCACCAACCTGACGCTTAACATTCCCACCAGCATCCTCAATCGGAGCCAACTCCGCCATCCTAGCGTTATACTTTTCGGTAGCACCAGTCTTAATGTCCTTGGCAAGGTCAGCATACTTAGTGGGACGCAACTCGTCAGCCACATCAGGGAACGCACGCACATGAAGGTCCTTAAGGACCGTAGCCGCTAACTCCTCACGGCATTATCAAAAGCGGCACGAACCTCCTGAGACTTAAGAGTCGCCCTACGGCGACCATTCGCCAAAGCCTTACGAGCATCAGCGACATCCTGCGTGATACCAGCAATATCCTCACGCAACACCACACCAGCCTTTGTGCCACGGGCACTAGCACGCTCAGCACGACCAGCAACACGGCTGACGGTCGCAGTAGCGGACCGCTCAAAACGGTCAATCTTATTCGCAATCCTATTGTAGGCAGAGTTCAACTTCCTATAACTAGCCTTAGCGGTGTTCACCAACTCTGTATCGGGAATCATCTTCGGCAACAGTTTGTCCACGACATCAGTACCATAATCAAACAGGCGGTCAACGAAAGCGATACGCCCAGTCTGCTTGCCAACATTCTCAATATAGTCAGACACAACGCTACGAGCATCAGTCTTGAACCAGTCAAAACCCAACTCCCTACGAGAAATAGCGTTAATCTCAGCCTTGTCGCCAAACTTGAGAACAGTGCCCAGCCACTCCTCACCAGCCTTCAGGGTACGACCACGCAAGATGGTCGGACCCGTAACAAACTCCATCGGCGCAATATCCAAAGTCTTAGCAAGTTCACCATCAAACTTGCCCTTACCAAAGTTTCTGCCAGAAACAAACTTCTGAGCCTCATCCGACAACGACCCATGAAAATAGTTGTCAACAAAACCAACATAGTCGGCATCCACACCACGCTTAGTAGCAAACTGGCGGGTAAACTTGTTAGCCTCATCACGGGCACCCTGAAACAGATTCGTAATCCTATCAGCCAAATCCCGTTCCTCGGCAGACACCGCACGCCCAGTGCGGTCAGCAGTACCCTCAATCACCTCAAACACAGTGTTACGGAACGGGGAGTTATCCAACTCCTTCAACAACGCCTCGTTGTCAGCCAACAACATTTGCTGAATCAACCCACGCTGAGCACGGAAACGGACACCAGCACTGTAGCGTGACACCTCCTTCAAGATGTCCACGCCATCCAAAGCACCACGCCGACCCAACTGGTTCAGTGCGCCACCATAAGACTTGGGGCGCACGAAACCTTGAACACGATTCAACGCAGGGATATCACCAATCGTCGCACGGACACTAGCGAAAGGTTTGCCGACCGCTTGGGCGGCAACACCACTCACCTTGCCAGCAATACTATTGGGGTCAAAGACGGTAGCGTTCTGACCGAACTGCCAACGCAAACCCTTAGGAATGTTAAGCACCTCACGCTCGACATCATCCAACGCCCACTCGCCATAACGCACAATGTCATCCAACTTGTTAGCCAAAGTCGGAGCCTTAGCGATAACACTAGCCTCGCCAGCCTTAGCCGCCAAAGCCAACCGTTGCGCACGACCCATCACGGCAGTCGGAGCGATATAAGTCAACGGGTCACTAAGAACATCAACACCCAATCCGACAGCAACATCCAGCCACTTATTGCCAGTCTTAGGAATAAACTTAGACATATAGAAATCAGACTGGAACGGTTGAGTCACCAACTCCTTGAGAGAGAAGTTGTCACCCCCAGGACTAAGGGCATCAGAAACTTCCTTGACGACGCTAGTAACAGTTCTAGCAGGCAGACCAGCAACATAGCCGATGCCCTCAAGACCCTTACCGATAGTAGCCCCAAACAGACCACCAATACCGCCACTAGTGTCCTTCTTACCAGCGGCGATATCCTTAGCCTTCTGGATAGAGTCGGCATACTTTCCACTAGAAACTAGAACGGGTGACTCCGCCATAGCGGAAGTCACACTAGTCAAAGCCTCATTAACACCAGACAAACTCGGGGTAGCACGCTGACCCTTAGCGGGGACAGCAATACCCTTAGCAATCTCAATAGAGTCATCAAACTTTCCCACAAAACCTACTTCTTAGCCTTAGAGGTAATAGCGTAACCAAGCAACTGTTCCAACTGTGCGTTGAACGGAGTCTTGCCCCTAGCCGCAAGACCCTGAGAAACCAACTGTGCCACCTGAGCGGCACGGTCCTGCTCCTCAGTCAACGCCTTCTGAGCCGTATACGCCTTAGCCTTAGCCAACGCATAATCAGACGACACATCGCCAACAGAAACACCCTTAGAAGGAGACTTGGACAGTTCCGTAATAGCACGGTCATAGGCATCCTGATAAGCCTTACGCTTATTCTCCGCCATCTTTGCCTCAGAATCCTCACCGAACAAACCGCCAATGAAACGGTCACGACTAGCCATGTTCAACAACTTGCTAGCAGGGTCCTCAAACCAACCAAGCGAACCCTTCATCCCCTTAGTTGCTTCCTCCGCACGACGGCGTGCCTCATCAGCAATAGCCTTCTGCGTGTAAACCTCAGCCTGCTTATTCGCATACTGGGCACCCTCACCATAACGGTTCTCGCCACGCTTCATCAACGACTCTTGACGCTTAAGTTCAGCCTCAAGGTCCTTGACCCTCTGTCCACGCATAAATGTTTCGGCAGGAATCTGGTAGGTGGCAGTGGGGTCGCCAAGCAGTGCCAACTGCGGGACACCAATGCTCTTATAGTATTCGTTCAACGCCTGCTGGCGGGTCGGAGCAACGCCCGACCCAGCCTTCTGCGTAACATCATACTCATACTTCAGACTGGCATCCTTGCTCGTCTGGTCCTTCTTCTCAAAATCATCCAAAGTGTTCTGGATATTCGTCAACTCGCTAGCAAAAGGCTTGTAACGCTCATCCTTAGAAACAAGGTCAGCCAACGCACCCTTAGCCTGAGAAGCAGTAATGTCGCCATTCGCAATAGCGTTAAACTGTGTAGCCATATAGTCAGACAAATCGTTGCCAGCAGTAGGAGCGAAAGCGACACGACCCGTAGCAGGGTCAGACACTGCCTGAACACCGTATCTGCTGGTTACATCACGGAACCACATCGGTGTAGTTTCAAGCGGAATCGGAACACTCTTAGATGTTTCTGCCAGAAACTGTTGCGCCAACTGCTGTTCCATACCAGAGATGCCAGCACCAAGATTTTCTGGGCTGAGAATACCGCTAGCAAGCAGAACCTCAGGGTTCAGCGCACTAGTGATGGAACTAGGTGACACTCGTGCCAACGCACTAGCATCAAACATGGGCGAGGTGGAACCACCCTGCGCCCCAAGAATCTGTAGCAACAAAGCCAACTGTTCAGGTGTCATCAGATATTCACCCCATACTTGAGAGCCAGTTCAAGAATCTTGTCTTGAACATCCTGTCGTTCCTTAGCACGCTGAGCCGCAAGGCGAGACTCCAAAGCGGCACGGTTCAAACTAGCCTGAGAAATACCAGCCAACTGGTTGGCAGGCACCGCACCAGCCAACGCCTGACGCACCAAATCCTGCGCCTCAGTCAACCCCTGAGAATACTGCTGAGCGTTCCCAGCGATACTGGAAAGGATACTGTTGCTGAGAGCCTGCTGAGCCGCAACATCGGCTCCGCTGGCACCAATAGCCGCCAAATAGTCAGACATAGCGGTGGTCCCAACGGGAGCCACCTGCGTAACGGTGCGAGCAGGAGTGGGCGTGGACAAAGTAGAAGTCAACTCACCGCCAGCGGCACGAATACGGTCCTCAGCCTGCTTATAGATATCTGCGATACGACTCTGAAGAAGGTCAGTTTCGCTAGGAGCACTCAGCCGTCCCTGAAGCGTTTGGATGGCACGCATAGCCGCCTGCTGTTGCGAGGTCAAACCGCTACCCCCACTAGGGGCACCACTAGGCAGACCATCCAAAACCTTAAGAATATTAGCCGCTTCCTGCTCGGCAGTCAGCCCCATCTGCGGGCGACCAGCAACATTCGTAGCCCGCCTAGTCTCAATATCAGTCCCGCCAATAGCCCCAGCCGTACTAGGAGCAGACGGAACATACGGGCGACTATCACGCACAGTGCTAACATCCACAGGAGCACGATAAGCAGGTGCCATAGGACTCACATACACGCCCGTGCTAGTAGCAGGGCGTGAACCACCAAACAGTTGACCGACAGGAGGCTTAGCAAAGTTCCCCAGCGACGGAACCTTAGTGGACTTACTTCTATCAAACGGGTCGTACCAATCTTCCCCAGCCATAACCTTCTCCTAACCTAAGAATCCTGTAAAGTCAGCCAACTTAGCGGCATCACTGATAATCTGCTGTTGCTTCTGTAAAGCCAAACGGTCCAACGCATCACGCAACTCCAAGTCCGCCTGCTGTTGCTCCAAATCAATCCCAGCCAACTCTGACTGCTGGCGAGCATAAATATCCCCAATAGCCCTCTGCTGTGCGGTAGCATAATCCTTCATCGCACGCTGAAAAAGACCAGACCTGCCCAAACCACGACGACTAAACCCAGACACCCTAGGCTCCAAACCCTGAGCATACTGACGGTTAATATCCCTGAGAGCGGTACTGGTGGACAGACCCAAATCGGCGGCACGCTGTTGCCCACTCAACGCTCTAAGCGCACGGTTGCGCCGTGCGTTAGCCGCCTGAATCTCATAACTAGTGTCGTAAAAATCTGTCGCCATCACTAATAGTCCTATCGTTCAGTAACCTTAGGAAGAATCAAATACCAGCCAGAATGAGGCTGGACGGAACTGGCATTACCAGACCTAGAAGCAAAGTTGATAATCATCGTTTCAGCATCCAAAGCCTCCACATAAAATGCCCCCAACTCGTTATGCGGAGTACCATTCTCAATCTGTGTGACCATCGCCACATCAGGCTCAAACCCGCAGTTATGCGTCACAGTCAAATAACCATTAGCATCAGTCGTCCCAGAAAAATGCCCCCAGAACCCGATGTGTCCACGCAAATACTCGGTCAACGACTGAAAGCCGTTGACCGTGGACCTAGCATCAGGACCAGCAAAATGCGGTAGCATCGGGGTAGTCCAAGTCCTCCTAGGCATCAGGCTTGAACCTTGCGGGGATTAAACTTGTATGTCAAACTATAGACAGCCCAACCGTCAGTCTGGTTCCCAGACAACTTAAGTTGGACAGCACGGGCAACACCCAACGAATCAGCCTTGGAATGGCTAGCACCAAAATCGGGTTCCAACCAAGACTGCCAAGACTCCGCACCCACACTCTCTCCAACCTGCGAAACAGTAAACGACTTTACCTGCTCCCTAGCCTTCCAATCGTGATACACACCAACACTAATGGTCGTCCCACTGGACTCTTGACGCAACACAAACTCGGGTCTACGCCAAAACTTTCTAGCAGAAACATTCCCAGCATCCTGCCAGCCCGTAACATAATACGACTCAAACCCAGCACTAGTGCCAGCAATATTATCCTGAGCACCATTCTCACGCTTATCAATACTAAGAACATAAGGCTGGTATGGATGAGCGGCAACATGATACACATTGCCATTAATATCGCTAAAGTCCGTAGGAGTCACAAGCCCATAGCCGTCAGCAGTCTTATAAGCAGTCCAAGCCCCACGACCAACAGTCTCATCATACACAAAGTTAATAGTAGGACGAGTAGCCCGAGTCGCACCACCATACTTACGCTCATCAGAATCATAAGTCACAGACACAGAATCATAAGTCACCGTACTAGTAGAATCCTCACCACTAGGTAGACTCAGATAGATACGCCTATTAGCCCAACCCAAAGTAATAGCACTAACCACAGACTCGTTAATCTCGGAGCCAATACCAAGCGGTCTAAGGTTCTTAAACAAATCCGTAAACCCACGACCATCATAAACAAACACACCATCAGGATTGCTAAAGAAATATACGCCACGGTCAGCGACGGCAATCGCATTAGGATTCACCGCACCAAGACGAGAACTCAGTTCAACCAACTGGAAAGTATCCTCACTGTAGCCATAAATAGCCCACACAGACTGTTGCTTAAACACCAGCAGATGCCCACCGAACGGGACAATACCAGTAATCTTTGACCCGCCACCAGCAACATCAATATAGTCGTCCTCACGCCACGACTCAGGAAACAAAGGATGCGAGAAACGCACACGGTTGGGGTACGCATTTCCACCCTCGGTTGTCCCCGCAACCCACAATCGTTCAGCATGAACAGCAACATGCTCCGCCTTAGGAGCATGCGTGCCAGTAGGACTAGTAAGGTTATTCTGCCATTCTGTAGTACCGCCCGCACCGCCACTAGCGGTCAGGGCGGTAACGGTAGTACCATCCCACCTAGAAGTCTGATAGCCAGAACCACGGGCAATATACAAATAAGAATCATTCTCACGGTCCCAGTTCGCAAAACTGGCACCGAAATCATTATCAGTAGGCGTGGACAAACTGGTGAAGTCACTACCAGTGCTATAGTAGACGGCATCGTTGCTAGCCAACATAATATACTTGGCACCGACAGCGGACCATGAGAACAGGCGTGTTGGGGCGAACGCACCAGCCGCCAAACCGCCAATAGCACTAGTGTGTTTGCGCACAAACCCCCAACGGGACGACACACCACCCTTAGCGTTCAAGTCCACATTCAGCAGGTCACCACTCTGATTCTTCTCCACCTGAAAGGAGTTAGAATCAAGGTTCAACCCACCCGTGAAATCATCTACCCTGATAGCCCTCAGCATTACCAGTTAAACCCGTAACCGTTTTTACCCTTAAACATCCTCAGGCTACGCCCACCAGCAAACACAACAGGGGCAGAACTCGGAGGACGAGTCAAATCACGCCGTGCCAAAGTAACCGTATCCGCATACATGCGCTCATAAGTAGCCGCAGTATTCAACTCCTCCTGAGCCTGATAGATACGACTAATGGCATAGTAAACCAACGCCATATCAAAACTGGCGACACCATCAGGAACAGTATCATCCGTCACCCAATCCGTAGGATACCTGTAGGCACGCACCGACAACACAGTGTTCTCCTTGGGAGTCGGGAACAGATACATGTTCCCACCCCAAAACGAATAGAAAGTAGGAACACCGCTAGTGAGGTTGCTATCAATAATAGAGTCCTCGGCGGCATCATACGACACATACTCAAGACGGTTGTTCTCGTCGTCCACGACAGCAATCACTTCACGAATCTCATCCGTAGTGAAATCGTCCACCGTATACTCCTCCTGATTGGGTACACAAGTCAGGTTAAAGGAACACTCTAGGAACGACCAGCGTCGTTCCAAATCAATGATACGGTTGTAGCCGTCACGAATATAAATGTTGATGATGGAGTCCGACACATCGTTGGAATCCATCTCAGTTATTTCACGGACAGCATTAACGATATCAGAACGGGTCATCCTCGCTTGGGGCATCAGTCACCACCTTCGGTTCTGTTTCTACCAGAAACTTCTTATCCTTGGACCGCAGGTGTCCCATACAAAACTCTGTGCCCTTGGCACGCATGCCCTCACAGGTGTCCTCGTTAGCAGAACACTTGTTACCACGCCCAACATAGGGTGCGCTGGGTGGGGCGATGCGAGCATCGCTCGTGTGAGCCAACCTGTAGGAGTTTACGGGCGTGCCATAGTAGGCGTGAGCAGGGATACTTTTCGTCATACAATAGTCGTATCGTTCAATAGATATACCCGTACAACACAGAACCCCCGCCCACTAGGGGCGGGGGTTCGGACCATCACCGACGAAGCAGGATGGGAGTGTTTATCAGGCAGTCTTAGCCGTCAACTTACCCTGACGGGCACGGTTGCGACAGGTCAGGTTGCCGTAGCACATAATCAGTGCGTAACGGGCATCCATGTTCTCGGGACGCACGAAGTCCGTCTGAGCGAACCACTTGCCCGAGTGACCGACCAGCGTGAGATACTTGCTGTTAAGGAAGTAAACCACACCAGCAGTAGCGTGAGCGTCATAAGCCACGGGAGCCGCCTTGAACAGGAGGTTCTGGAAACCAGCGTCAGCAGTCTTGGTATCGGTGTACCGCAACTGGGGCTGAAGCAGGCTCTCATACTTCTCAAACAGGGTCTGAGTCGTGAGCACCATGTCGGGGTGGTCGTTACCAACCGAAACGCTGTTGTAAGCGGTGTTCATCTGAGCGAGGGTAAGAGCACCAGCGGTGTTCTCCTCGTAGGAACGCCACCAAGTGTTGTCGGCATCCGACGAGTCAATGCCACCAACGGTGTTGCCCGACTCAACGATGTTTCCAAGACCGTTCCAGTTCTTGCCCGAGTTACCCGTGCCATCACCGAAGAACATCTGGTTGAAGCCTTCCTTCATGGATTCCTCAGCCTGCATCACCTTCGCCTCAAGCAGGTTCAGGATAGCCGCCTCACCGTTGTTCTTCGCTTCCTCAATACCCGAGATAGCGATGCTAGCGGCGTACTGCTTCCACTCAAACTCAGCGGCAGAAATGCCAGTCTGAGCAGTAAGCGAAATCGTGTCGTAACCCGAGAACGAGCCAACAGTGCTGTTCTTGCCGTAAATCAGGGGTTCCACAATCTTGGTTCCGCCGTCCACCATACGGATACGACCCTTATCGGTCAGGAAGTAGGTGAGCGGACGAGCCGTAAAAATGTTGTCAGTCAACTGCTTGCGGTAGTTAGCAAGCGTAGTTGAAAGAAGTGTATCAAAGTTGGAGTTTCCAGCCGCCATTTTGTTTATCCTATCTAGTTAAAGTTGATTAGTGATTGCGGTCACATTCCGACTTGTCTTTTAGCCGCCGCCCACGCTTCGGCAACAGACGAAATCTGACCAACAGGCTCCACACCAGCACCATTCGCAGAAGCACCACCAGCAACAAAAGCCGCCTGACGCTTAGCGTCCGTCACCTGATTAGACTGCTGAGACATCACATCCTGCGCCTGCTTCATAACATTAAGTTCACGGACAATCTTATCGTATGCCATCTGCTTATAGACCGCCTCAAGATTGTCCACGCCCATATCAAGCGCAGTTTTAATAACATCCGTAGCAACAAAATCAGGATACTGATTTTGGAGCCTACTGATTTCCTGCTGAAGTTCAGCCTGTGCCTGAGCCTGCTCAAAAGAACTAATCTTCTGATTCAACTCCCACACTTGCCGTTCCAGCGGGTCCGCAAACTCGGGAACGCTAGGTTGCTGGTTGACGG